TTTATTAATCATTTTTTTTCTCCTCGATTTCATAGAAGAACTTATCCGTATCTTCTGTACGCCAAGCCCTGCTATCTTCAACATTCCACTCAGAAGTCTGCACTTTCCAATCAGGAATATCATCTTTTACAGTAAAAGAAGGTATGTCCCATATACATCGATTGTTAGGTTGTGCTGCATAATTACCATCATCTAGTGCAATTATGTGAGCGCACTTGTGTTCGTGCGGAATCTCTGAATGATCAGTGTCAAGTATATTAGACTCTGGATGTGCAAAGTCAACTGTAAATAAATATTTTCCAGGGTGCCATTTTTTATCTTTTCCGATATACTTACCGGCTTGTCCGTCTAGTATATCCCAACGATGAACAGCAGGATAATAAGAAAAACAATTCCAGAGCTGTAGTTCATCAAGTCGTCTTGAGGGCACTCGGGATGCATCAAATCCCTGTTGAATAAACGCGCTAATTGGTAAGCGATAAAATATTGCACCGTTTTCCATAATAGCATGAAATAATATAGCCCTTCCTGTAAGAGCGCTAAGACCAAAGATAATACAGTCACTAACTTCTCCCTTATGTTTTTTAAGATCATAAAGATACTCCTTTCTTATTTGTGCATAAGTTGGTGGTATGTTTGCATTTAAATAAGCCATAGTCTATCCTCACTTTATTGTACCCCAATTTGGTCCAGATTCATAGTCCACCTTGTTTGGCACTTCTAATTCAACTGCAGATTCCATAATCTCTTTTATTTTATCTGCATTGCCATCGACCGATATATCAAGTTCATCATGTACCTGTATATGCGGTATGATACCTTCTTTGTATAGATCAACCATAGCCTTTTTAGTCATATCAGCTGCTGATCCTTGTATAAGTTTATTTAAAGCTTTGTATGTATAAGCTCGTTTGATCCCTGGTCCGTGTTCCGCGAGCGCATCTACATGATTCAATGCTTTATGTATCCCGAACTGGTTGGGTTCCCATAAATTAAATCTACATCTTCGACCTAGTAAAGTTCTAACTCGACCTTTGTCCTGGGCTCTACGCATTACACTTTCCATTAACATTTTAACGAATGGAACTTTGTCATGGTAAGTTCTAAATAGATCATCAGCATTTTCTTTTGATACACCTAACTCTGCTTGTAATTTATTTTTACCCATACCATAAAACAAACCAAGGTTAATTGTCTTAGCCTGTGATCTAGGTATGTTAGCCATCTCAGCAACAATTCTATGAAAGTCTGTATCTGGTTCATCGTTGTATGCATCAAGAACTTCTTCTACACCATAGAGTCCATCTAATGCTGCATAGTGTGTAACTAGACGTGGTTCTTGTTGTGAGTAATCAAAGCAACCCCAGCTACATCCTTCTTCAGGTATAAATAAACTTCTGATCCGTGGTCCAAGTTCCTTGTTACGTGCAGGAATCTGCTGTAAGTTTGGATTGTTGTAACTGAAACGTCCTGTTACTGTACCACCTTGATCGGATCTAATTTGATTGATCTCTGCATGGATACGACCTTTGTGTGAATGTTTTAAAATTGTATCTATAAAAGTTGTATGTGATTTATTAATCTCTCTTGCATTAGCAATTGCTTTTGCTACAGGATGTGTTTGATTCTGTAACCAATTTTTAGTAAAGCTTGGTGCTTCAGTTTTTAAAGTTCGCTCGTAAGGTAATTTTAATTTATCAAATACTTGAGCTATGGACCTCGCTGCCCAAATTTGCACATCAACACCGGTTTGTTTTTTAACTTCTAACAAACATTTTTGTTCTTCTGTTACTAATTCTTTTTTTAATTGGTGTGCTGCATCTACATCTACTCGTACACCCAAGAATCTCATGTCAACTAGACATGGAAATAATTCTGTTTCAAGATCAAAGATAGATTGTACGTCTTCATGTTCAATTTGTTTCTTCATCTCTTGCCATAATTTAAGAGTTAGTACCGCATCTTGCTCAGCATACTCACCAACATACATTGCAGGTAGTTTATACATCTCTGCTTTGTGATCGATGCCCCAATGCGCTGCAGTTTCCTTCAATACAGCCTCATTTTTGCCTATTCCAACGTAATCACGACCCAAACTACCTAAATCGTAACGAAAGCGATTCTCGTCCACGAGAGAGCCAGCAATCATGGTATCTACTATTCTACCTTCTATTTTAAGGCCCATAGACCTAATCCAACATACATCGTACATTGCATTGTGAAATATCTTAATTGCAGGTGTTTTTAGTACATCGGTAAACCATTTTATAACCATGTTCTTATCCATGTTACCACCACCTTCGTGTGCGATAGGATAATATCCAGACCAACCCTCTACAGCAACTGCTATTCCAACTACCGCACCATTGCCAATCACAGAACCTGAACCTGTTGATTTTAAATCTGGGTCTTTAGTTTCTAAGTCAATTGCAATCTCATCATACTTTGATAAGTCAGGAAAAGATTCTGGTGGTAGCCATTCTGTTTGTGGTTTAAATACCAATTTCATATTATAAATTTATTAGACATGTTGCTATTACAATTACAGTTATAAGACCTACGTCTATATACTCTTCCATTATTTTTTTTTATCTTTCATTTTTTTAATTTCTAGATCACAATAGTGTTTGATCTTCTCTAAATCTTCTATACCATTTTTGTGTAAATATCTACAAACATATTTCACAACGTTGCCTTGAAAGAACGATAGATCATTCTTTGAAATAAATTCGTAGGGTTGAATGTGAAAGTCTTTGTAGTGACTCCCACCTATCTGCTTGTCTTGCGGAAATGCGTCGTCAAATATATCTTTGTTTGTCATAGATTGTATGCCTTTTTTGTTTGTGGTTCGATTATATATAAATTTTTCTCTGTTCTTGTGCAGGCAACATAAAATAATCTGTGTGTGTCATCTGGATTTTTGTCATAATCAATAAATGCTGCACCAGCCAAGTCTGTTGTTACAACTACATTTTCTCTTTCGTTACCTTTAACGCCATGTATAGTTGATATACTAATTCTAGGATCCTTATCTAAATTTTCTCCTGAGTCAATTAATTTTTTTATTTTATAAATATCTTCATCTCCTACTTCATCTAATGCTTCATCCCACTCAGCTTCTGTTTTAAGTCCGTATTTTTCTTTCAATGTATCTATGTCATAGAAACCATCTTTAATTATTGTTTTAAATAACTTTGGATCCCAATTATCTTTGGTCATTTTTGCAGTGATCTTCTTAACATCATTATAATGTAAAGGTATACCTTTTCGTAAGTCATTCCATTTCAATATAATTTCATATATATTTTTTACTCTTGGAACTGCATGTCTTCGTTGCCAATATAATTCTTTTTCATCTAAAATTTTCCCAATATCTGATAACATATAGTTAGCTTGTGCCAATACCAACCATCTACCTGTTGAGAAATCTACTTCATGAAGATTACTGCAGTACCTAACAGATCCCTCTTGTTCTTTTGGTAACCATTCTTTGTCGACCCTATTTTTTACTTTTTCAATAATTTTATTTGCTAGTGCAAAAGGTTTTTGTGGCACTCTTCTTGATTGATCTAAAGTAGTTCTCTTACCTTCTAAATTTATAAATGTACTTACATGTGCACCATTCCATCTGTATATAGCCTGGTCATCATCACCTGCTATATATGAATCTTTTGCATTCTCTTCTATCTTCTTAACTAATCTCCATTGTACTAAACTTAAATCTTGTGCTTCATCAACAAACATAACTTTAAGATTTGGTGATTCATAATTTATCTTAACACCTGTTTCTTCATCAATGTAACCATTAATAAAACGATCTAACATGTCTGGAAAATCTATAAGACCATGTTGTTTTTTATAACTTTCTAATTCTTCAACAATTATTTTTAATTTATTTAATGATATTTTAGAGTTGTTTGAAAGATGATAAAATTTTATTGGATTTATTTCTTTACATCTTGCAAGATTTATCAACTGTATGTATGGATCTGTAGAATAAAACACACCATCATATTCTTCGTCTTGTTTTTGATTAAAATCTAATTCTATTTCCATTTTTTCCGATAATTCTTTGTAATGCTTTGGTTGCATTACCTGGTTTTTAATAACTCCTACTCGATGATAACAAAACGAATGTAGTGTTTGAAAATAGGGTATATCATTATAAGATAATTTAAATTTATCTACAGCTCTTTGTTTACCTTCTTGCGCAGCGTTTTTACTAAATGTAAAATAACCAATTTTATCTGGTGGTGTGTCAGCTAAAAATTTTTCTATATGTCCTAGTAATGTGTGTGTTTTACCTGTACCTGGAGGACCATAAATTATGTGACGCATTAGTAATTCTCTTTCTTAAATGTTTTTGGTTTATATGTTTCTGTTTTTTTATCAAACCTAGCTACAACAAATACAGATATCTTTGTTTTACCTACACGTTTAGTTGTACAATTTAAATCATCTTTTAACATCTGTGATGTTCTTTGGTATGGAACTCTCCAATGTTTTCTAGATAAATAATTATTAAAAAAATTATCAAATACAAAATGGTGAAAGCCATCCTTAGTGTAAGTACCGCCATTACGTAAGTCTTCGTAGTCATCTTTCTGTATTCTATTTACACAATAATCTTCGAGATAATTATTTAATATATCTTTTGTACTTGTACCTTCTGCAGGTTCTGTAATTTCTGCGTTAGTTAATAATGCACCAGTAATTTTTTTCCAATCACCTGTTTTAACACTAGGTGGATTTATTCTTAATTGTTTAATACATTCTTCTTGAAATAAAACTTGATTAGC